TTGAAGCAAAAGCCCATGATTAGTAGTGTTCGCATTTAGATTAGTATTGGCATCAGGTGTCGCAAAATCATCAAGTTTGGTGGCCGTTATATCGGCTGTTTTTGCGATAGTACCAGCTCCAACTCCATGAACTCCAGTTGTCAAATCTTTATGCCCTGTGACTGGATCGGCCATCATTGAATGTTTATGATCTCGTCTAGCTGAAACAGCAGCAGAACCAACGGCAGCAGCATCTCCAAAAGCTTGTGTAGATGGGTCGGTAGCATCAAACTCCGCTTCCCATGCTGGCGTGTCTGTAGCGACCCTCAGTACATAGTTATCCGTACCAATAGGTAGAACGGCAGCCGCATTATTGCCACTGGCTACTATTAAGTCACCTTTAGCAGCCCAAACGGGATCAGAAGCGAGTACTGTATGATAAGTTAGAGAAACCCAGGCCGTTGCGCCATCACCTATCTTTAACTTGCCTGTATCAGATTCCCATCCTATTTCACCTTCAGATAGGGTAGGATTATTAGAAGTCCAATCAGCCGCACTATCCCTTCTAATCTGTATTTTTACTGCCATTTAAGCTGTCCCTCCATCATATATTGCCTCAAAACTTGTCGTAGCCGCGTCTCCACCGTCATAGATAGCCGTCCATGTTGCAGTAGCCGCGTCTCCACCGTCAAACTGAGGACTCGGTACTTCTAATGCTGTAACCCTTGCCTCTAGTTTTTTGATTCTTCTTTCCAGTTGATCTATTAAAGCCATATCTTTACCCCACAATTACCACTTGAGAAGAAGGTAGTAGAAAACCCCAAGTTTCAAACATCATATCTATTGGGGCAATACCCCACGTGCTACCAGAATTGGTGCTTTGCAAACCTCCTCCACCTTCGTATGTAGGTGGAGTTGGAGATTCCGCGTCCATTCTCCAAACAACTTTATTATAAACATCACCACTTAAGGCTCTAACTACTATTGCATATTGAGTTCCAGTAGTAAGAATATATCCATCTCCAAGAGTTATCTCAATCCATTCACCGCCTGAATCGGTTGTAAGGGTATCTCCATTAGTCGTACCTGAACATAAATCATCACCTGTGGGTTTAAAATTAACATCAACAGCTTTGATACTTACTGTTATCGTTCCTGGTGTACCCACTCTATAAAGTTTTAATTTAACACTGGTTATTTTATGCGCACTTGTTGTAGTAAATGTTTGTGATTGCCAAGCAACATCATAAAAAGAAGAACTATTATCGTCCCCAGTATTGTAATATTCAAATCTTGGCATTACGATTTCTCCAATTCGATAGCGACTGTGCATCGAGTAATAGTCGTGCATGAGTCAACATTAAAACGCAGGATATCCAAGGCCGTGACCGCTACTGTCCAGTCAGTCAAAGTAGCGTCAGTGCCTTTCGCAGCCGTAGCAAGAGTTGGAGGCGTGGCAGATGTGATTGAATCCGCATCCGTGGGAGGGAAGTTTCCGTAGGTGTCTTTCCAGATATCAACGACTATAGAACCAGCTTGATCGGCTAGGGTAGTCACTCGTTTAATAGTGCATCCGAAAGGTATCTGGATATCCCCCTTGACGCCAGTAGTGATCGCCACTCCCCCGCCGTCTATCACGAAATTAAGCATCACGGTTTTAAGACCTGAAGGACAGCCAGCCAGAGGTACTTCAAACCCTGCAAACTGGACTTTAGTTCTAGCATCCAGCCAGAGATTCTTAGTACCATCAGTGATCTTTACAGCGTAGACTATAGCCGGATCAAGCTCTGTAAATGTCCACATACCCGCTGCACTGGTCGTAGTATTAGCCAGTGAGGTAGTCAGGTCAGTAGTATTGTAAAGATTAACCGCAAGCCCTACCTTGACTGCACCCGCCGCGTCCTTCACATACCCAATTAACGGAAATGTCATATTAAACCTCCCTTAAACTTCCAATAATGAAATCCGAAATTGCCCTTCTTTAAGTTTCCCACCGGTTTCGGGGCCAGACATGGATAAAATCTTGACCTTATGAGTATCGGCACTGCCATCAAAATCTCGATAAATAAAATCTCCCAGTGTCTTAGTATCCGCAGAGGTCTTAAGGTTAGCCAGCAGGGTAGAAGCCCTCTTGTGCCTGTAATCGTGAGAGCAATCAATAATAAAGGAATATAAGTAAGAGGCATCCGGTATTTTCAAATAGTCCAGACGAAGCCATCTTAAATCAGGGTAAAGAGTAGTGGTACTTCCCCTCTTTAAAACTGCCTTAAAGCGCAGCGCCTTGAAATGAATACCCGCACCGGAAGCAAAGGTAAAACTTGTTTCACCACTAACGTCAATATTGCCATCGGTAAAAGTGGTGTTGCTCAATTTAATCCAGCTATCGTCATAGTCCACACCATAATAAATCTCGACATATTCAGTACTGGAAGCACGTTCTACCGAGGCCGTGACATTGATACCCGCCTTATCTACCACGGCATTATCAGCGTCAAACCAACCCCAAATATGTTCTCCTTCAGCCTGTGCCGTATAGGTAGGTATCTCCAGAGGATTTTGCAGAACTGATTGCAGGGGTATATACCAGACCTTACTTTCCATTGAGAACCATAGTATGTAATTACCATCCGGCGT